ACTGTTTGTTCATTAATTAAAAAATATAAAAATAATACCCTAGGAGCTTTAATTCTCCTAGGGCAATTTTATTTATACTTCTTCAATACGATCTAGAATTGTATACAAATCGGATGAATCAGAGCTTCTAATATGTAATAGATTTATATATTTATAATATCGCATTACATAATCAGTTATTACTCTAATCGTATAAACTCCATCTTCATAGTCTACGCCACGTACATTTTTACGGATTGATAATTCATCATTCAATAATGAATATATCATATTATATATCTTTTTAGACAGCCTAGTATCTTCATTCTCGTTCTGAGTTGAAGATAAATAAAGAATTTCATCTTTTGTTACTACAGTAATGCAATTATCATCTGCAATCTTGAAATCTTTTGTAGTACTGCTTTCTAAAATATTACATAAAAATGCAATAAATCCTTTTAATGCACATAATGGAGGTATTATATTAAGACAATCCCATGATGTCGGAGTAATATGCATATTAACAACATACCCATTTTCATAGTTATATAAATATTTAATATTCATAGCCCCATAATGGAGTTTAACTTCGTATGTTGGCGTAAAAATATCAAATTTATATTCATCTACTGCCATATTAAATCCACTGTATCGTATACCGCTATATAAAATATCAGGGTTGAATGATCTGTCTATATTTCTAAATTTATCTATAACCTTAGCTAAATTTACCACATATCTAGTCAATATACTGTGTGGGAAATTTAGATGTTGATCTTTAATATTAAATTTGTCGCTCATTGTTTATCTCCATGCAATATTTCATAAGATTAATGAAAGATTTCATTAAAGCATTAAGAATATTAATGAATAAAATTTCATCAATTTTACTTTTGATTTCTAATTCACCATCTTTAAACTTAATACTTGAAGTGATTTCATTCTTTGACATATTCTTTATAGAAATACTAATCTGATTAGTCTTTTGCTTTAGACCAATTGTACAAGATGTAGATTCAGAAAGCATCAATACAATATAAATAGATCCTTCTTTGCTATATGTAACAGGACTATCGTTATACATATTATTTTCATCATTTCGGTAAAACCATACTGTTTCGGCGAGTTTGATGAATGCGGCCATCTCTACCATAGTATTAAAAGAAGGAGATAGTCTAGACAAATCTCTAAAATATCTCCACATCTTATATTCATATACTAATCTACTAATTGGATTCTTAGGCTTTCTGATGGTAACTATATCAAAGAATTGGTTTTGCAAATTCTCCATATGTACCTCCATTAAGCAAGCATATCATTAATCAATTCAGCAGCTTTCTTATCAGCAATCTTAGTGAATTTATGATCTTTATAACGGTAAACGTATGCTGTAGTACTTACTTTACCTTCTTCGTCTAATACGCCCATAATGATAGAAATAATATCGCTAGTGCGACGATACATGTAGTAGTTGATATAATCAGTTTCAATAGCAAACTTCTTTTCATCATCTACGTATAGATCAGTAGTGAATGTAATATAAGATACATTCTTAGTATTGATTTTTTCAGAAAGCTTCAATTTCTTGAATAATTTATTTACTTTCTTATCTAAAGCATCATAATCCAAATCTACAAATTTTAGACGTTTTGTTAAGCTATAAAAAGCATCAACGTCTTTTGAAAATTCTTCTACATCTTTATGTAAAGATTTAAGATCTGCTTGTTCTGGATACAATTCTATATTTAATTTACCACCAGATGAATATAATTCAGTTGCAGTCTTATTAAAGAAAATATATTCATCATCTGCAATAAATTTATAAATCCCTGCAAAGAATGCATTAAAATAATAATAGTCAGCAGATACTCTTTCAAGTTTAGTAATAACATCTTTAAGGTTCATGATTGTTCTCCTTTTATAATTCATATCCACGTTTAGATAATTCTTCATCAATATTAAAATCATTATTATTTTGATTGATGACTACTAATGCCAGTACGTCCATCAAATCGAGATACATGTCTTTATATCTATCTTCAGATTGCATATTTTACTATGCTCCTTTCATTAAGATAAGAGTGTTTTTACATCATCATTATCTTCGAAAAGTTCTTCGATAATATAATCCCTTACAGATTTAACGTATTCATCGAGATCATTAAATAATTCTTCATCGACGCTACGTAAACACTTAAGTTCAATATTACCATCTTTATCGATCTTTTCTTCAAATGAGAATGCATAAATTCCTTTTCTATTAGAGTTGTATTCTAATGCAAATATTTTACCATTATTTTTATTCTTAATACCAACGGATAGTACTGATTTATTATCTATTGGGCCCTGAATGTAATAATAGTTTTTATCATCTTCCTCTACAACAATAGGATCTTGGCAAGGTTGAGGATGTACTCCTAATATGCGAGGAACTGCCCCACTTTTTATCATAAAATCAACTTTAGCCATCTGAGATTCTGTTAGTGTAACAGGAGCTGGTTTAGAAACTGCATTCATAAAAGCATTAATGCATTTATTTACTTCATTAACGCTATCAGTGATGTATTTTTTATAATCTTTGGCATTATAAATTCCATCACTAATAACTACAGCATCTACCATGATGCCAATACTATTACCATCATTGAAAAATAGATAGAATGTATCTTTTCTACAAGCCACATTTAATCTATCTACATTTACTACATTAAATATTCCATACATATTAGCTATTGGGAATATTGGTTTTAGAACTTTATCAAATATTTCTTCGATAACAGACTCATCCATATCTGGTTGATTACCTAACGATCTATTTAAAATAAAATCCTTTTTAGATTCTTCATAATCATCTACAGTAACACCTAACTCATGTAGTGCTGTTGCAGATAGAGCTTTGAATGCTTTAATTACATGATCTTCAGTAATCGCATTACCACCGACCATGACTTGAACTTCATTCTTACCTCTAAGTAATTCGAAGCTAATATCGAATTCATTTCCTTCATCAGATTTGAAATGAATGATATGTTTAATAGTCTTAGAATCAGTATTCTTTTCATAAGAAGTCTTATATACTTCTCTAAGAGTGTTCGATTGTATTACTAATTCTATAGTCCCAAATTGCTCACAGAATTTCTTTAAAATTCTAGATGCTTTTGTATTAGTAATATCGATTACGGCACCGATAAATAGATTCATTTCCATTTTATTTTTCCTCCTTAATAGATTTAGGAATTCGTTTTACAATTTTAAGAAGATTGAATACATCACTTCCATATGTAAAATTCCTAATATTATATCTGGAGGTGATTCTAATATCTGTTACATCTAAATCACAAGAAATAGAATCATAGTAAGGATCAATTATTCTTACTAGATTAACGCCGTAATAAAATACAACGCGGAAAGTATCATCAGATAATTCTTCGAAGGTTGTTTCATATTCTTTAACTTTATCTGAATTAGCTTTTATATATTCACAAATAGATCTAAGTCTACTTGTAATAATATTCTTATTATATAAAGACATCGGCATAACTTTTGTGAATTCATTACCGCCGACGCTCTTAATTCTAATAGACCCTACTTTGGTATCACTCTCGTATTTAGAATAATCACAATCATATCCTTCACCAAGAATCATAACAGCACCGCGTAGAGCCAATAGAGTAATAAAGTCTAAAGATCTACTAAGTTCAAACTTAATAGATTTGACTTGTTTATCAAAAACTGTAATTGAACAGCTTCCATATTTAAATTCGAATTTAAATATTACTACATCATTGATTGTACTAGAGCCTTCAAATGTACATAATTTATTACGTACACTAGCTCCAACTACATCGTTGATTTCTTTGCCTTGTTTACATAATTCTGCAAGGCCAATTAAGTAAGGACTTATATCCTTAAAAAGTTGTTTAGGAGTCAATTCATTCATATCTGTTGACCATCCTTTCGTGAAATAAATAAAAAAAAATGGTTTATACACTAGAGACACATGGTAGAAAAGTTTCATGTAAGATGAGAGAGAATTTATGAATTTTTTATTTTATAGGAGAGTATTATAAAATATTGTTTCAATGTGTGTTTGGTTGTTAGTGTGTGTGTTTAGTTTGTGTGTCTCTAGTTATAAACCTGTATAGGGGCTCGATATGACATATGCCAGGGAGTAGAGGCATTATCATATCACCTAAATAATATATAGTTAAAATATATATTACCTAATAGAGTTTTCTTTTTTATTTAATTCCAAATCTATAGGCATATTAAACACAAGTCTACTCATATAATCGATACTACTGTTAAATGATTCATCTTCTTTAATCTTATCTGTAATAAAGATAGAATCACTTAAGTTCATTAAGACTAGATAAGCTAATACTTCTGGATTATTTATTAATGAGTCTGGTATATCTGTAAAGCTAAATATATTCTTAGATAATCCATTATGATAAATATAGTTAGCTGTAGCTAATTTTAATATTCTAGTATCTTCGCTTTTAAGAATATCCAAGAATATATCTCTGACAATAGTTTGGTCTTCCGATATATTAAATTCTTTAAATTCAGTTAAGACAGCAATCTTCTCATAATAAGTAAGTTCAATGAATGGTTTAACTTTTAATAATTTGATTATTTTATACCCATTATATTTCACATACTCATCATACCAATCAGTTTTTCTAAGATCATCTAATAGATCTTCTGTTGGATTGATGATATCTTTAAATAAATCAAAGATATTAGAGCTACTAATTAATAGCTCTCTATCTAATCTTTCACCAATAAACTCAGATGCCTCTCTAGCAGCATCTGGCTTATTTAGTGATTTTATTTTATTGAGTTCTTTGATTGTATCTATCACTAAACTATTATAGTCTTTATTTTCCATTACAATAACCCAAGTTTCACGTTAGTATAAATAAAATCTACAACCCCAGCTACTAGGATATCATGAGTATTATTATCAATAATACCAGGATTATCATATCTAATCTTTATATTGCTGAAATTGTTAAATGATCCATAGAAGAAGTTTGCAGTAAATCCCCATGTCATCATACGTTCATTATCTAATATTTTAGTATTACAAATTATATAAGAATTATCTTCATTAATAATAAGATCTTTTAGTTGTTTTAATAGATCATTTACATTCATCAAAGTAATGAAAGAATATAATTCAGTAAGTTCTCTAGATTGTTTAACAGGGAGAATGTCTTTTTGTGGACGTAAGAAATCTTCTACTGTAGGAATCTCTTCAGGGATTTCATCGAAATCTCTACAGTATAAAGATAATTCTACTCTAGCTTTAGCAATATCTTTCTCAGAGAATTCATATTTAATATTATCAAGATCTTTTTGTTTAAATTCATCGATAATATTTCTTAGTAAATTATTATATACGTAATCGCTCATTTTACTATGCTCCTAAAAAATTAATAAGTATTATGAGTATGTGAAAAATACTATAAAAATAAAAAAATAAGGAGATCCATATTAAAATCTCCTTATAATTTTATGCCAAAGATGCACGTACTTCTTTAACCATTCCTGACATAGATCTTGCATCTGGGAATAGATCAGTAAGTTCAAACAATTTTAATTTACGATCTGTATCTACAACAGTGAATGCTAGATCTTTTTCACAATTGAAATAAGATACGCCGTCAATACTAAGAATATTATTTTCTTCAATAGCTACAGTATTTTTACTAAGATCTAAATGCGTTAGTTTATTTTTAGTAAGGCTATTATAAATAAATTTAGCACGATCTGCATAGTTATTGCAAAGTTTAGTGTATGTAGCTAATATAATTTCACCAGTCTTAGCATATACAACTTTAGTTGTATTATGTGGTTCAAATTCAGGAAGTACATAGAATCCATATTTATTAGTAAGATTTGTATAGATATCTAAGATGAAACCATTGATATCACGCATAGATTTCTTATCTTCATTTTCAATCGTCACATTGATATCATTGGTTTTCAATGTAGTTGCAGCAATCTTAATATTACCAATTTGGATTGCTATTTTAGATCCACCAATAATAATGCGAGTATCTGTAATTAATCCTTTTGATGTTTTACAGATATCACTTCTAGTGCCCTTTTTACAAACAAGAATTCCTCTTACTAAAACAGATAGAGAGAATAAATTCTTAATACATTCATTAAAATTTTTTATTTCCTTTACACCATATTTCATATTAAATCTCCTCACTTGATCAATGGATCCTCATAATCTATAGCAGTAAATAATGTATCGTATAAACTATATACTGCATCAATGAATAATGCCAAATGTGTATTTTCGAAATAACAGAAATTTCCAGCTTCTTCATTGTATTCTAATTTTACAATTTCTAATCTATTATCTCCACGTAATGCAAATGTAATAGAAATCCAAGCTATTTGATCTGGATATAATTTGAATTCGATATGTTTATCAGACGTTCCTACAAATGTATATACATTAACTGTATACCATCCACAAGCTCTTGTAATCCTACCTCTTAGATATTCGATCTCCTTGAGAAGATGAATCCAATCTGGTCCTTTAAGAACTTTTAGAACTTCAATGATTGGATAACAAGCATAACAAAATTCAGTAGAATCGGATAATCGTTTAACTCCAGCTTCGCTAATATCTATACCAGATATATCAAATGTGCGACGTAAAGTTCTGCCAAAATAATTATTGTCCATATTATACTCCTCCTAAAATAAATAAAAATAATGGTCTAGTGATTTAAATCACTAGACCTTTCTTTCATATTTATAATATATTAATATTAAGAATTTTTAATTAATGACTTCATGAATTCAATTATAATATTCCTGATCTCATTCTCTATATATTTCTTTAGAGGATTATCATCTTCTTTAGAATATTTATTAATTGTATAAGCCATTCTATTTTCATCATCTATATAAGTTATATTAGCTTCAATATGTTTATTAGATGCAGTATACTGGATTGGTCCAACTATAGCATTTATCTTTTTATCATCTTTCTCTATGATGATAGCACTAAAGTTATTATCCTTAGTTCTATCTATTCTAGAATTTTCTGATATATAATATGCATCTTTTAGGGACCATTGAATTGAAAGAAGTCCATATAACACATCATAAATATTTTCATTCTTTACATATTTAATTATATCCGATATAGACTTCTTATATAAATATCGGCAATAAGTTCTATATATTAAATTAGATTTATCATATGAAGTCTTCTTTGTCAAAGCTTGTATAAATAATAGATGGAGGCTAACCTCGTCTATATTACCATCCGACATATCTATCACCCTATACGATTAACTATGATTTCATAAAGTATTACAAGTAATGCATATAAAGATAACACACTAGCTCCTACGACTAAGAAGTGACTGATTATATTTAAATTTTCATCAGCAGAATATTTTTTATTTTTTGATTTTCTTATATTTTGAATGACTATTACTAAAATATATGAAAATATGAATATAGTAAGAATTCTTGCTATAATATCAAGAGAAGATACATTAATCTCGTTCATTTGATACTCCTAAATTTAAAATCTGATACTTTAATTTCTTTAACCGTATTTATAGATACCATAGATTCTAAAGTATATACAAATGCATTAAATAGTTCATCTAACAATTCAGCATTATCTTTAATTGAGATAGAATATTGGTTTGCATTTGCTTTGTATTTATCTAATTGTAATACCGTTAAATAATCACATGGCAATCCAGCTTTATCTAGCATATATTTATATGCGGCAAGTTGTATAAAATACTTATATCCGATAGTAGAAGATGTCTTATAATCTACTATATGGATTTCATCTCCAATTTGCAATACAGCATCGATGGTACCGCAAAAATATTTACCAATAAAAGATTGCTCTAACATTAGTGGAATTATCATTTTACCACTATTTACACCAGAATCTAAAAACCATTTAAGAAATGATGCAAATCCCATACTAATATTATCACCAGAAACTATTGGAGATCCGACACGTAAAAAGTTCTCAATTTCATTATGAACTTTAGTACCTTCGGTTGCATATCTATTTAATTCTTTTTTATAACCTATACCTTTGAATCCAAGAGAATTAGCCCAATTAGCTATATAATCCTCATGGATATGATGTAATACTTGTGTCACACTTGGAACTTTATTAGTACCATGCTCATAAGTTCCAGTTTCGATTATATCATCGTTTATATTAAAGTAAGACATTTTATTAATACCTCGCTCAATCATTATAAAGTATTTTAATGTAAAAACTACTGTTTATAAAAATTTCATGGGAACTTTATAATAAATATAGTTTCGCCAACTATATTCACCTTAACCTTAAGATTTTTGTGAGCTCTATTTGTTAGTTTACTCTTTTCTTTTGTTTAATTTCATTTTAATAATTAATCTCCAGTGTTATATAACCCCTAGGTGCTTCAGGCCCCTAGGGGTGTATACACTCATATTTTAAAC